GACCAGATCACAGCAAATGTGAAGGCCACGCACGCTGCCAACGACGAGACGAAGGCGATGACCGAAGCGGAGAAGCAGTTTGCCGACCAACAGAAGAAGACTCAAGAAGCCAACAAGCAGATGTTTGACGAACTTGAGCGCATTTCGGAGAGCTATGCCAAGGACATATCGACCACGCTCGTCAATCAGCTTATTGATCCGCAGAAGGGCCAAACCATCCTGACGTGGTTCAAGGACCTGTTCAAAAAGATCGCGGCGCAGGCGCTTGAAACAAGCATCATCCTGCCGGTCACTCGGATGGTCGTGGGCGATCTCGCGAGCGCGTTCGGGCCGGCTGCGGTTGGCGCAACGGGCGGCGGTCAGCAACTTTTCAATGCGGCGGGACAGGTTGTCGGTTCACTCGGCGGCACTAGTGGCGGCGCGGGCGGGGTTGCCTCGTTCGCTGGTGCGGCTGGCGGCAGCGGCGGATTGTTTGGCAGCGGCTCGGTGCTCGGGAGCCTGCTGCCTGTTGCTTCGGCGGCAAACAGCGTCAGCGGCGGTTCAATCTTCAGCAGCATCGGAAGCAGTCTTGGCCTGACAGGTCCTGGCAACCTGTTCGGAACCGGAGGCTTCCTCGGCAGCGGCGGGGCGGTGTCTGGATTTCTCAGCCAGGGGATTGGCGGAACAAGCATCTCAGAAGCAGCGAACCTTGCGGCGTCAAACGCATTTGCTCCTGCGGCGACTGGAATGTTTGGCGGGGCATCGGTCGGCAGCCTTCTCGGAGGCGCTGGCGCTGGCTTCGCTGCCGGGAATATTGTCAACAGTCTGCTCGGCGGAAAGCAGACCGGCGGCATGGTGGGCTCGGGAATCGGAGCAATCGGAGGGACGCTCATCGGCGCGTCCCTGATTCCTGTCCTGGGGCCGTTCGCGCCGCTCATTGGGGGATTGATCGGCGGCACGGCAGGCGGCGGGCTGGGCGGCTTGATCGGGCCGGGGCCAAAGCATCAGGCGTGGGGCATCGACATCGCAGCGCAGGGCGGTCAGCTAACGATCGACCGCGCCATCGGTTCCGACACCGCAGGGCTAAAAGCCGCCTACGACGATGCGCAGACCAAAATCGCGCAGTTAAACGCTTTCATGACGGCGACTGGAATCACCGCTACCGCCGGAGCCATACTCGGCAAGGGCAACACGGCAGTGCAGCCGGCGACGTTCGACGAGGCAGTGTCGGGGCAGTTGCGTTTTGCCGGACCGGAGGGATCGGACCTCGCCAAAGCGCTCGCTAACAGCGGCGGCGTAGTGCAGAGCACGCAAGCGCTGCAAGACATGGTGACCTTCGTCACTGGTTCCTACGCGCAGCTTTCGAAGACCGCCGATAAGACCAACCAGTATGACGACGCGGTCAACACGCTGAACACAACCTACGCCGACGCCATCTCGAAAGCGCAGAGCTACGGGCTGGCGACGGACAAGCTGTCGTCCAACCTCGCTGACGGGGTGGCGAAGATCAGACAAGCGCAAGCTGACGCCGTGACCGCAGCGACGGGGAGCGTCAATCAAGCGTTGCTGACCGCGCAAGGCCGCACCTACGAGGCGCAGACCTACGGCATGGGCAGCGGAAAGCAAAAGCAGCTCGACGACCTGCAATCGCAACTTGAATCTCTCGGGCTGTCGGCGGCAGACGCCGCGCCGTGGGTGAGCAAACTGGGCGATGCAATTGATCTCTCTATTCAAAGCATAAAAGACGCCAACGCGCTGCAAATTACCACCGCGGAATCGCAGGCTGTTATCGACGCGCTAAACGCAAGCGGCATGACGTATCGCGCGCAGATCGCGAAGCAGGCAGCGGACGAATTCACCGCCATCAAAAGCCTGAGCGACACCCTGAAAGCACTTGGGGTGAGTGCATCCGACGCAGCGCCATATATCACCGCCTTGTCGACGTCATTGGAGGCCGCGCGCGCGGCATCGGCGGCCGCCAACGACGAATCAAAGCGGGAATTCCAAGTCAAGAACCAACTCGCCCTGATGGCCGCCCAGGCTGGTGACGATCCAACAAAGAAAGCGCAGGTTGCCTATTGGACATTGATCGAGAGCACTTACGAAGCGACCTTGCAGGCAAGGGATTTTATGATCGCGCACGGCTTTTCCACGGAGGAAATGGCGGCGGAATATGACAAGCTGCTGAAGACCCAGAAGCTGGAGATTGCCGCGCTGAACGATCAGGCAAAGGCGACCGCCGCCGTCACCAACTCCATCGGCCGGACGATACAGGAATACATTGACAAGCTGAACGCGACCACGGCGGGAGCCGCGTCTCCGGTTAACCAATACGCGGCGGCACAAAAAATCTTCTCCGATCAAGCGACCCTGGCGGGGGCCGGAAACTCCGATGCACTGAACAGCATCACTAACAACGCCGATGCGTTGCTGAACGCGGCGAAGTTGATGTTCGGCTCCGGGCAGGGATACGCGGACGTTGTGGCGATGGTGAAAAAATCGCTCGGCGATCTGCCGGTCGTGCAGAGCTACAACGCGCAGCTTCTCGGCCTTCTCAAGACCATCGCGGACAACGTCAATGCCGTGAACACGAGCGTCGGAAACGTGGACACGAGCGTCGGCGGCGTCTCGACCGGGGTCGACAATGTCGCATCGGACACGTCCACAAGCGCGATGCTTCTCGCCACCATGACGACCAGCGCCGACGCAACTTATAAACAACTGCTGGCGATCGGCCAACTGATCTACGCGGGCGACCAATATCTGGCGATGATCGTGCAGAATACCGGCGGCAACCCGTTCCCATCGGCGCGGGGCAACGTGTTCAATGCCGGGCAGTCGGTGGCGGCTTTCGCGCTCGGCGGCGTCGTCACTAAGGCGACCACCGCACCGATGGCGCTGATGGGCGAAGCGGGGCCGGAGGCGGTCCTACCGCTGACGCGAGGCCCTGACGGGCGGCTTGGCGTCGCGGCTATCGGCGGCAAACGGGACAGCGGCGATGTGAGCGCGGCTTTCGCCCAGGTGGCCATCGTGCTGCGCGACGAACTGCGCCTGATGCGCGGCGACATTCAGGACATGCGCTCGACCCTGCGCCGGGCGGTGGCGGCGTGAGCATCGCGGCCACTCTCGCGGGGATCGTCGCGGACACCAACGCGGCCGCGGCGGGCGCGGCAAGCGAGGCGAGGGTAATCGCGCTCCTCGATGCACTGTCGGCCGAGTTCCCCGAGATGCCGAACGGTCAGATGATGGTGGCGCTGGCCGATCTGCTGGGGCGGCTCTGCCGCGACAATGGCGGGACGAAGACGGCCACCGGGCTTTGCACGATCATTCTGATCCGGGCGCAAGAAAAGCGTGGCTGACCTCATCTACCTTGTGGAGGTCAACGCCTACGATCAGACCATCCCCGGCGTCACCACCCTTCGCTACTGCTCGGGCGTCGGCTTCGCTACGCTGCCGAGCGAGACGCCACCGAATACGCTCTATGAGCCGCGTGTGGTGCAGCCGTGCAACTTCACCCGCACCGCCTTCGCCGACGCCAGGGTGCTGGGCGGCTCGACGCAGGGCTACGGCGAGATCATTCTCAACAACGCCGATCAGGCGCTGTGCCCGCTACGTGACCTGGGCATGGACGGCAGGATATGCGTGGTTCGGGTGGGCCAGCATGGCGCCGCTTACCCAGGCGGCTTCACCACCTTCATCAACGGCACGGTCGAGCAGGTAGAGGTTTCGGCCTCCAAGGTGACGCTGCGGCTCCGCGACAACCTGATGCTGCTCGATATCCCCGTGCAGCAGACGCTCTACCTGGGAAACAACGTGCTGCCGAACGGCGCCGAGGGCACGGTCGATGACATCATCGGCCAGCCAAAGCCACTCTGCTACGGCCACTGTTTTCACGTGCTGCCGGTGTGCGTGAACACGGCGCTGCTGATCTATCAGGTGCACGACGGCGCGGTGCAGAGCATCGATGCGGTGTTCGATGGCGGCAATGGCGGGCCGTCCGGTTCGCCGGCGGCAGGATTGTCGTTCGCGGCGGACTATCCCGACCTCGCGACCCTGAGCACGACGCCGAACCAGCCCCCGCCCGGCCGCTACAGCACCTGCAAGGCACTCGGATTGTTCCGGCTCGGGCTGATCCCTGGCAAGGTGACGGCGCACGTGCACGGCGACAACGCGGCCGGATACGTCAACACCGTTGCCGGAATTACCAAGCGTATCCTAACCCAGCGCGGGGGCATCTCCGCGGCCTCCTGTGACGCCAGTTTTGCCGCGCTCGACATCGCATTCCCGGCGGAGTGCGGGGTTTATGTGGGGCAGGCGGGAGGCGGCAGCGCGGCAACGCCGCAATCGACGCTGAAACACCCCGTGATTGCCTCCCAAATCGGTCCTGGCAACACCGTGCACTCGGCAATCGATGCAATCCTGCTTTCGGGCGGCTGTTGGCTCGCCCCGACGCGCATCAACACGTGGACAATCGGGCAGCTTATTGCCCCCTCGGGGACGCCGGCTGCGGTGTTCACCGACGTTGACCTGATCGACATCGACAGTCAGGCGACCGCCGATCCGACAGCAGGCATGCCCGTATTCAACGTGTTCCTCCGCTACAAGCACTATGCTGGCGTTCTCGGAACCTCGGAGGTGGCCGGCTCTCTCGGCCCCGGAATCAGAGCGGATGTAACGCAGGAATTCCGCACCGCGAACGCGGTCGACTTCAGCGTGCAGACGGTGCACCCGCTCGCCGCGCGCCTCTATCGCGATACCTGCCTGACAGTTGCAGCGGATGCTAACGCTGAAGCGGCGCGAACGCTGGCGCTGCACAAAGTGCGACGCGACTTCGTCAAGGCAGCGGTGCGGCTCGACGAGACGAAGGCGGCTCTGGAACTTGGCTCCATCGTGCAAATCGTGACACATCGCCTCGGTTATGACGCGGGGCGCCTCTTCGTCGTCGTCGGGATCAGCAGCGACGGTCGAAAACACGAACTGACACTTGACCTGTGGGGCTGATATCATCCCGCCATGAAATCAATCGGCATCTCGTTCCAGAACCTCTCGGACGCCGCCACACTCTCGGGCGGCTCGTGGGTTTCGACGTTGCCGCTGTCGAACCTTCAGCAAACGATGATGTCGAAAGTCACGCGCTCGACCAACGCGCTGACGACGTCGACCTTGATCCGCATCGACCTGCTGGCCACCAACGTCAACGTCCGCATGCTTGCGCTGATCCGGCACAATTTTTCGG